CTTGCCCTTCCTCTGCCCGAACCTTAAGCGGATCGGATTCATACCCTGATTCAACCAGCTTAGGCCCATCCCACAGCGTGAACCACCACTTGCCGTCCTTGTCCCGGCGCCCGTTGATCATCCAGCGGTATGGCTTCGGCGCCAGCCCCCACTCGGGGGATTCTCGGTTTGTTGGCTGCTTCTCCCACGTCCCGGTTGATAGCCTCTGCTCGGCATCGGCTAGGTTCGTGGAAGATTCGGCCTTTTTTTTTGCCTCGAATGTTCCGGCGGACGGTGCGGACGGTGCGGACGCTAATCTCCACAAATGCTCGGCATGCCCGTGCGGGCCATCGACCGTGTCGTCAGTCTTGGCGAGCACGCCATCACGGGTCAGGTTGGATAGCGCTCGACGTACTGAGGTCACCGGCACCAACTTACTGAACAGCTTGTCGCGTAGGGCGCTCGGCGCCCATGCCTTCCCCGGTTCCACGTGAAACAGGGCTGCAATCTTTTCCTCCTGGGTCTGGGCCAGCCGCTCGTAGGTCTCGACCTTGGCGCCTGGTTCCGTGGCTGTTTCGTGGTAACTGGTCATCGCACCCCCTCAATAAATTCGATCCGCTCACCGAGCCACCGCATAACCGGCACAGCCATGCTGTTACCGATTGCCTTGTAGCGCGGGCCGTCTTTTGAGGGCTTGCCTCGATATTCGATAAGGGTGTAGTCGTCGGGGAACCCTTGAAGTCGCTCGCATTCGCGGGGCGTAATTCGGCGGACGGCTGGCGCAGTAACGTAGGTTTGCTGCTTCGCGCCCGGCTCGGCTGACAGAGCTCCCGCGACCGGCATTAAGCGCACTTCGTCGCGCTGGTTTTGGGCGAATGCAATCGCGGGTACTACGCCGCCATTCGCGTGACTTTTGGTGTGTCCGCCTGCGCGAAGCGTGGGAGAGATAGGGCCGGCGTCTGCGCCGTGGTCTTGGGCTGTGAAGGCGATCGGCACTAGAGGCGTGCCGCGGCCACTGCCATCCTCGCCGGCGTCGAAGCCTTCGCCTCGTAGGGTGTGCGCGATAAGTGGCGCGCCATCGCCATCGCCATCGGAAGATGGTCCTTTGTAATCGCGGGCCTTTAGTGCAGGAGATACGTCAGGCGTGTAGGTGTGCACGACCAGGCTGTCGGCGGTATCTACGGTTGTTCCGGGCGGTCTTACTCCGCCTGTGCTATTGCCTCCAGCGAGGATTGCAGGGCTAACGGAAGCGACTTTCCGCGCTTCTCGGCCCGGCGCAGAATCCCCGCGCAGGCTTTCGGGCTCAAACAGTACCGCCGCAGGTGGTCGCCAGTCTCCAAGATATCCGACAACGAACACACGGCGGCGGCGCTGGGCCACTCCGTAGTATTGAGCGTCAAGCACTCTGTAGGCGAACCCATACCCGAGTTCCCCCACCGCCCCGAGGAAGGCTCCAAAGTCCCGGCCTTCGTCGGATGACAGGACGCCGGGCACGTTTTCCCAAATGAACCAGCGGGGGCGCATTCGATTAACCAGCGCGAGATAGACGAGAGCCAGGTTACCGCGCGGATCGCGAAGTCCTTTCCTGAGTCCCGCGACTGAGAACGACTGACAGGGGGTGCCTCCAACGAGAACATCGATTGTTGCATCAGGCCATTCCTTATGTTGATTCATGTCGCCGTAATTCGGGACGTTGGGGTAATGGTGTGCGAGTACCGCAGACGGGAACGCCTCGATTTCGGAAAAAAATTGAGCTCGCCAGCCGAGAGGCTCCCAGGCACACGACGCGGCTTCGATACCAGAGCAGACGGAACCGTATCTCATCCCAGTCTACCCAATAATCCGCGCACATTCTCCGCGCCCTGTGCCCTCTCAGCGTCTGTAAGCCCCGTCTGCTCAAGGGCAGCTGCCGCCAAGGTGTCCAGTGGCACTGTCTCTGCTGCCCGGGCCTTCTTTTCGTAAGCAAGGGCTGCAGCCCATTGCCTGTTGTTTGAGTACATGCCTGCTGGACTGGAGTTGGTGATGTAGTTTTGCAGGGTTGTCTGCCAGTTGGTTTTACCTTTGCCATTGGCCTTGAAGGTTCTGTGGAACTCTGCCATGAACGCTTCGGGTCGTGGGTATCCACGTTCCCTGCAGTATTCCCGCGTGCCGTCATCAGGCGCGAATCCTTCTTGAATTGTTGTTACTTCAACCGGCTCGCGAGTGGTTTCTTCAGGTGAGCTTTCAGGTGAGGAACTAGTACAGATCTCCGACTTATCCACTGCCCCCTCTTGCACGCGAGCCGGTTCTTCTTGGTATATACTATCTGGCTGGGGGGCATTTGCTCTAGCATTTGCTACCCTGTTTGCTATACCACCTGCTTTGCCTGCTTTTCGTCTAACTTCCTGTATTGATTTGAGTTTGTCGTATTGCTCTCGCAACTTTACGTGATAAATTCGACCGTTTTCTGTTGACAAGTACGGCCTAAGTTCGGCGTAAGTCCGTTCAAACTTCCGTTTTTCGAATCTCGCGAGCCGCGCTAATTCGGACTTATCCACAGGCAAGTGACCACCGTTGAGCCACATCGCATCGAGCAGTCTTCGATACAATAAGTCGGCATCATCAGTGAGGCCCATTGTGTCCGCCAGGTAGTCTCCTGGGAACCACTTGTAGAATGGTTTTGATGGCATTATATTCGGATCTCCTTCTCGGACTTTTACCCTAAGTCAGCTACCCCGGCTCACCGTTCACTGGTGTCCGGGGTTTTTTTTGGATTGCGACAACGTGTGCGTCGACTTCCCAGATGGTGTGCACAATGACCCTCGGCCTGCCGCGCCATGTCTCATCGAACTCGAGTTGACTCTTTTCGTCGCGGTTCCGGCCTTCGGTGTTCTTGAACTCTACCAGTTCGTTGACTCTGCCGGCCGGGGTGTTGATGCCCACCACTGCGTCCGGGAACCCGCCACCCACCATACTGGTGTCCTGCACTGAGCAGCCCCACGACTCGTAGCGGGCCGTGAGTTCTGCGTGGTTGGCGTCGCGGTTAGTGGGGTGTCGGCGGGTCATTTCGGCTGAATATCCCCGTACTGCTTCACGTACGCTTTCTGCGCTGGGGTGAGTGGGATGCATTCGCGGTCTTTCCAGCCCAGCCACCGGCCCAAGTCATGCTGGAACTGGTCTTCGGCGGGTGTTTCTGGTGGGTGGCGTTTGCGTAAATCCATCTCCATCACCAAGGCGGCTTCCCCATTCGGGAGCTTCACTCTGTAGTCGGCGTCGAAGATTGAACTGCTTGGGCGCTGCTCGGTCACTTCAACCTCTATGCCGGCGCTCCATATCTCGTCTCCCGTTGTTCTGCACAGATCCACAACCGTAATCGCTATCTCGCCAACTTCAAACTTCATCGAATAATCCTCTTTGGTTTGGTTTCTTGATCAGCGGTGGCGCCACGGTTTGGTCTGCCCTGAGCGCCTCAAAGCGCCGTATGGCGTCGTTCAGTGCTTTGGCGTGTGCTGCCTTCGCTGCGGCCTCGTCGTCCTGCTGACGCGCCAGCGCTGCCGCGTGTCTACGCGTCTGGGATTCAGTTGCTGGCATTATGCGGCCTTCGTGGTCTGGTCATCTTCCAGCCCCGCAATCATCTCGGCAACCTCGCGCAGCTCCATCGTGTCGCCCTTATGCTCGTCATCGAATACCGGTTGCACGCTGAATCGGCCCGAAGTCCAGGTGTGAAATTTGGGAGCGGTCACCGCGCACTCGTACCCCTCCCAGTAAAATCGGCGCTGGCCCCGGATATGCTCTTTGACCTGGGTTATTTTACCGGAGGCCAGTTTGCGCTCATGAGCGACAACGTGGTGGATGATGGTCTTACGCTTTCCGGTGGGGGTCAGCGCGTTAATATCGCGATGCTTAAAGTATGTTTTGGTTTCGTGGACTGGGACGCAGAACGTCGCACGCCGCTTGCCTTTCCGGCACGAGACTGACCACTGGTGTTCCTTGGTCGCCCAAAAGTTAGCCACCAGGGCGAATGACTCCGCAGCGAACTGCTCCGGGCTTCGTCCTGTCGCTTCGCCTTCCGAGGCAAAATCAGGCAGCGCAAAGTACGATTGTTGGTAGGTGCGGCCTCGCATATTGCCTTTCCTGTTTTGTTTCAGCTTCGCGTTTGGGCAGTGAACAGTCCGGTACTGCCGGAAAGGCAGCGCCTCGATATTCCCGCCTGCGTCGACAGACACGTAGAACGTAAACCAGACCAGTTTTTTCTTTTCCATATCGTGCGCGCTGCCGCACTCATAGATGTACTTGCTCTTATGCCTGGGGCGCCCCACGTCCGCCGATCGGTGGGGCTTCATCACCGCATAGATAAACTGCGCCGGGACCGTGTCTTCGCTGTCCTTCGTGTCACGTTCGCTCGTCGCGACGAACATGATGGTGCTTAGCTTGGACGGTTCTCGCACCTTACTGAACCATCGTCCCGTAAACTCCAGACCATTCCACGGTATGTGGGGGCCGAGCTTAATCAGCGCCTCGCGCACGGTGCGGGAATTTTGGGCATACAGTGTCTTGGCCGAGAGCATCGAAAAAGTATGCGGCAGCTCGGCCAGCAACTGCGCGAGCGACTGCTTCCCGTAACTCACGATCTTGGTCGGCGTGCCGTGCGACTGAAGAACTTCCATTGGGTCGACTTTCTCGACGCGCCGAAACCACCCGGCAACCACCGCTATGGCAGCCGCCATAGCTACCCGAAAGGGGCGCACGTTCACGTCGAACCCGCTTTTATTTCTTCCTGCGGCGACTGGTAGTGGTGCAGGCCCACGCGGATCAGGTGGCGCATACAGTCTGCGAGGTTGCCTTTGCCGTTCCGCGCTGCCCGGCCCCGCTTGGCGCCCCTGCCGGATGCCGCGAAGTCTTTATCGGCGATGCGCTCGACTGCTCTGCGGATCTCATCCGTGTCACTGAAGTAGGGTTGCCAGGTGGCACCCGGCGCTCGTTTGTGTTCAGCCATTGTTGTTACCTTATTTCAAGTGAGTGTATTTATATCAGCGCAGTGCTTGCAACGCAACTTTCGCGCTGCTATATTTGACCTGCACTTAACCACTGCATACCCGGGATGACCGGGATTAACCGAACAGAGGACGAGACTATGAGTAACACCCAAGCATTCCACGCAGACCTGCGCATCGACGGACACCGCATCCCCGTCATCATCGTCGCGGAGGCTGACTTCACAGACGGTGACCGCTCGGTCGGCGAGTCGCGCGGACACGTCGTCACCAGCGCTCACATTGAGAAGTCAGAGCTGTTCCAGGAGACAGTCAATCATATTTACTTCGGCGAGGACGAGGGCGCTCTCGACCTTGAGGTTGATATTGTCTTCGGGTCTGACCGCGTCATCAGTAACACCCTGGACGCCTTCATCGAGCCGGCTGGCCGAGGCGTGTCGATCGCGTTGACGCTTGTAGATACTAATGGGCTGTTTGCGGCATTCGCAGAACTGGTCGACGCAGTCGAGGAGAACAGCACCTTGCTTGCGGACTCGCTGCCTCCGTTCCCCACGGCACGGAGGGAGGGGCTATGAGCATGATCCACTGCAATCGATGCGACCGTAATGTTGATACGGATTTTGAGGCCGAGGGGCGCTTCAGCGAGTCGGGTGATTTGGACTACCTCTGCGGAGAATGCCTTGCTATTGGCGCGCACAACGACGCGTTCGTGGGGCTGATGAATTTGACACCTGGTGGGGCCGGCCGACTTTCCGCCCAGCAGATTGAAGCAGTGTTATCGGCCATCGAAGCCGGCGGCATTCCCAACATCACGGCGGACTACTGATGAGCAGCGCCCGCGACCACGGTTACATCGACCGGCAGCGATGGATACACGATCCAGATATCACCATCATCGTAACCGAGCGGGATCGAGTTATTTCTTCGTTCCTGCTGGGTGTGGTGGTTGGTGCTTGGCTTTTGGCTTGGTGGATTTGACCGGCTAATCATAAGTTTGCCGCGCCTGTGCATTTCGCACAAAGGACGCATGATGCCTCCGGGTGAAGGGCGCGGCGATTCAACCAACAGAGGATACTGAAATGAGAAAACGAACCGAGAAGAAATACGACCGAGAAATTCAGCACATGATTGACGTCAAGCTTGCAGCGCGCAAGGAAGGGTACGAGCTGGCAACGAACGAGCCTGTCCCAAAGGAAGTAATGGCGGCATGGTCTGAAGCTGTTCTGCGTGGGGAGTTGCGCTGGGTGCTGTTTGAGAGAGACCAACTTGAAGCAGAACTTGAAGCAGAAATAAAGGCGCAGCAATCGTGAGCGGCCCAGGGTCAGGTGATGGAGTAATCGCCGTGCAGGATGGCAGGCCAGTCATGGAGGTAACCCCACCCAGCGCCGCCGATCAACTCGTTGCCGTCATCGATCGCGCAGCCCGCGACCCTGACTACGACGTCGACAAACTGGAGCGCATGTTCTCACTACATGAGAAACTCAGGGCCGAGCAGGCACAGCAGGCTTTTGCCCAAGCCTTTGTCGCGCTGCAGATGGAACTGCCGCCCATTGAAGCAACCAAAATTATCCCCGACAAAAACGGCAAAGAGCGGTCGCGGTTCGCGCCTTACGCAGAAATGATGGCAGTCATTCGCCCGCTTCTGAGAACACATAACTTTGCCATCACGCGGTCTCAGTCTATGGACGCCAACACGGTGACGGAGTCGCTGACTCTTATCCATGCTGCAGGACATTCCAAGACCAACGCCTTCACCGTGCGGCGCGGCAACGGGCCGCCAGGCACTAGCCCCGAGCAAGGCGACGGATCTGTAGCATCGTTCGCGCTTCGGTATGCGTTGCGTGATGCGCTCGACCTTGTGTTCATTGGCCCTGAGAAAGTCGAGGACGAGACCAAGCTCGGCGAAGCACTCACCCCCGAGGATGCCGTCATGCTGCGCGCCAGAACTCAGGCAGTCGTCACCAACGAGCATAAGTTCCTGCTCTGGGCTGGGGTGAAGGTAGACCCGGCGGAACCCGTGGTCGATGACCACTACGAAAAAATCATGAGCGGTCGGCTGCCTGCGATTGAGGCGGAGTTGTCGAAGCGGGAAAGGGGCGAGTCATGATTATCCACGACGTACAGCAAGGGTCCGGTGAATGGTTGGCACTGCGGGCAGGTATCCCGACAGCGTCCGCCTTCGATCAAATAATCACCTCGAAGTGGAAGGTCCGCACGGGCAACATGCCTGAGACCTACATGGACTTGCTCGCGGCAGAGCAGTTGCTTGGCGAGCCACTGGACGACTTCTCAACGTCGTTCACAGAGCGCGGGCAGTTGCTCGAAGCCGATGCTATCCCGTGGTATGAAATGACGCAGGACGTCGACGTAGAGCGCGTGGGGTTTATCACCAACGACGAGAAGACCGTCGGCTGCTCGCCGGACGGCCTGGTTGGCAAGTACGGCATGATTGAGATCAAGGCGCCCGCTGCACTGACCAAAAGCGCTGCGTACATGAAAGCGATCCGGTCAGACGAGGCGGACGCCGCAGAGCCTTACCATGTGCAGGTGCACGGCGAGCTCTGGGTAACGGGACGCGAGTGGTGTGACTTGATTTTTTACCACTCTCGCCTACCCAAGCGGATCATCCGCATCCACCGCGACGAAGCTATTATTGAGAAGATTAAGTCTGGTGTGCTGCCGCTGTCTGCGCGACTCGTTGGAGTCGTGGAGCGGGTCCGCGCTATGATGTAGCCGTAGACTGTAGCCCGGGGTGGTTTCCGGGCATTCCCTCTGGCAGTCGGGCCGGGCGCAAGCCCGGCTTTTTATTGTCTGTTATGCCTCTCGATACAGCCTGCGGGATTACCCATAGCGTTGACGCTGGCCGGGCGTTAATCCGGCGCCTGCGTTTGGCCCGCGTTCCCCGTTACGCCGAAGCAATGCAGCAGGTACTACCCAAGCAGGTCTTGGCCTCTCGTCAGCGCACTAGCGCCGCAGCGTCAATTCTGTTTGTTATGCCTATCCGAGAATCTTCGACATTAGCCCTTGCGAAACCGGCTGGCCCAATGAAGCCGCTTTGTCCTGGCTGCGCTTATTCGTGTAGCCGAGATACCCCGCGCCGAATAGGCCGTAAAGCTCCGGCGGTATCGCTGCCAGCCACAGTCGGAAACCATGAATCGCGCGTTGCACTTCTTCGGGCCAGAACACAAACAAAGCGCCGATAGGGATTGCCGACAAAATCAGGATGTACATCACGTACAGGAACGATGGGCGAGCGCGTGAAGTCCATGGGTCTTTGCTTTTCGCCTCCATGACGATAGCCGCCATGCGTTCCTCAAGCTCTTTAAACTGGCCGTCGTGTTCTGCTTGGGCCGCTTGGGCCTTCAGTTCCAGACGTTTGTTTGCGTCGGGTACAACCTTGTCGATCAAGTCACCGAAAACGCCTAGCAATCCAACCATCAGCCCGGCTCCGTTCGATCTTCGCTCAGTGACGCGGCGTATTCTGCGTCCGTCGGGCGCTGTGATTTCCTTGCGTCCGGCACTACCTTCGCGCCAGCAATTGCGCCGATAACGGTATGCCCAAAGGTCGTGTTGTCCGTGTAGATTTGGCCTGATAGCGCCTGATTGAGCATAGGTGCGCGTTTCGCGGTGACCCTGAAAACGAACTCCACGATTGATTGTGCAAATACGGCTATAACGATGGCACCGAAAAGCGCGTCGTCTAGCTCATATTTGCGGTTGAGAGCGTATGTCGCAGCCAGTGAGCAAATGGCAAAGCTCGTGGCGTGCATTATTATCGGATGGGGCTTACGGTCTACCTGGGACTTATAAACAGCCTTCACGTACTGGACAACGCGGAAAGCAATCAGCGGACAGAGCACGATAGCCACAGCTTCCCACAAGTAGGTGGTGGCGTAGTGCTCGATCAGGCCGATTGATTTCTGTTCCATGTCGCCTCGCTATGCCGGGTACGCCTTCCAAGTAAGATGAAAGTGCGGGCCGTCAACAAATGTTTTCCAGTCGCCGCCCCACTTGACCCGGGTGCCTTGTTCTTTGGCCGCAGCCTTCATGGCGGCGCTAATCTGAAAGTACAACGGCATTTCCCAACTCACTCGCGGTCCAAGATAGGCCACCAAGTCCACCGCGTGCCCTGTGAGGTGCCGTGACTTCATGGTGCGGCTAGCGCCCTTTGCGACGTATTCGCGTTGCGTCTCGATGCTGCGCACGCCCTCCGTAACGCCAAAGTCGATATCGGTTAGCTCGATGGCGCGATTGACGACAGCGACTAAATCAGGATTTACGCCTTTCAGTCGTTTCTTGCTCCGGGCTGAGAGCTTGAAACTCACGAAGGCCCGCCTAGAAATGCTTTCCAGACAACGCGGCCAACCCATAAGATCGTGGCAAGCACGCCCCAAAGAAATACTTGCTCCTTGATCCGCTGGTACATGTCCTCGCGGCGCTGGATCTGCTTCATGCGTAGTCGGATGAACGGAAGCACGTCTGTGCGAAAGTCGGCGTGGTCTTGCGCGTGCTCCGCAATACTCATATCGAACATTTCCCGCACAATGCTTTCAATGCGGGCGCGTTCCTCGTCGTTTGACATTGGTCAATCCATATCATCGTAGCGACCTTGAGGCGATCTTCGCTGCTTGGAGTAAATACAAACTAAGTGTACGTGATGCTGATTTTACCTGCGTCAAAGTCATCTGTACTGCCCGCAAGCTGTACTTGGATTCGGTCCAGCGCCGCTGTAAGGCTTTTAGATCCGCTGCCCTGATTCACCCCGCCCGCCGTGTCTGATCGCGCAAGCTGCGATGAGCAAGCCCAGGTAAAGGTCGCTGGGTCCACCAGTATGAGCGTCGCGATACCATGCCAGACAGCCGATGCATGTTTGTTCACGTGGAGCTGGAAGCCCGTTGTATTGTTTTGTTGACTGCCGCCCGACTCGCTGGAGATGCCCCACAGATAGCCGGATGTTTCATACCCCCCGGAATCGCCAAGCTCTATAACCATACTGTCCGTGTTGCCGTCCATCGACACAGACGCCAGGCAGACGTCAATGCGCGTTGCCCATGCGGGAATGCTGGTGAATGCTGCTGTCCGTCCCGAGGTGGTCGCGACCGGAGTTACACCAGTCGGGCCGCCAAGCCACGCCCGCGCATTCGCAACAGTAATATTTTTGTACGCCGCAGCATCATCATCGTAAATAAACAGCAGATCTGCTTCGGCAAGTTCCGTGAGCGCAGTCAGTGATTCGTAATTTATCCCGAGCGTGGAGCGTGCCTGAGCTGCCCCCGTGTCATCAAGCAGCGTTTGTGCGAAGGCGGTAATCCCCAGGGTCGTCATAAAGGCGGCCGCTGTCGCGTCATCGAGTAGTGTTTGGGTGAAAGCGGTCGTGGCGACTGAATCTGGGGTGAGTGTTGTCAACACTGGCCAAGAAAATGCCGCGCCGTCGTAGTACAGCACCACGTTCGTGCCGGGATCTGGCACTACGAAGTCTGACAGCGCAGTCGCTTCCGCCAAGGTCAGGGTGCGACCGATCGTTTCTTCCATCTGCTGATAAATAAGCGTCAGGCGGTCGAGTGCGTCCTCATGTGAGGCAGCCGGGAAGTTCCCCGCAGTTGGGTAGTCAGTACCTTGCGTGCTCGGGATATCAGACTTGACAATCAAGGTCTCGCCGCTCGCCGGGGCTGTCACCATCGTCACCGTGCCGCCTGACGTCCAGGGGCTGGCACTCACTGTGTAGTGGGTCGTGAGCGTCTGCACAGTCTCGACACCCGTGGCGTCTACTTTCAGGATGATGCGTAAGTCAGTCTGCTCGAATATCGGGAACGAGAAAGCGAACGCAACCGTAGCCCCGTTGCCCGCGTAGGAGACTTTATTGCTGGTTGTGGATACGGTCATTCGGCCACCTGATAGTCTTGAATTAATCCAACATCGCGGCTCAAGGTCACCCGGTCGTTAGCGAGTTGTTCCTCAAGTCTAGCTGGGTCAGCCCCGCGATGCATGCCAAGTTCACGCGCATTGCTAATGAGTTGGTCTTGAATCTCCGGGTATTCGCCCATCAACTTGACCTGGGCCTTGTCGCGGTAACTGTTTCGAACCTGTCGGATCATGAATGCCTTGATGCCTTCGTCACCGTCCGTTGCCTTCTTGTAGGCCGGGTCTTTAATGAGCGCCCCGAGAGCTTCCCACATCCCCTTCCCCCCAAGGTCGAGTTCAACCCGGCTCGCTTTGCGGGCGCTCTCGTCGTAGTTTACCGGGCCTCGGTAAATGGTCCCTTCTGGCATCTTCAACGCATAGCCGGTCAGTTGCTGGTAGCGAGAATACTGGTGCTCATCCAGCGTGATGCCGCGCACGTTCTTGGACGGTCGAGAGAACCCCATTTCTAGCCGCCACAATTCGTCAGCAACCGGGTCGACCTTAGAGTCATTAACGCGGAAGCCTGTAAACCGGGTGCCCCATAGCCATTCTTGCTTGACAGGCTGCCCTGCCAAGTCTCGTATAAGTGGGAGTGCCCTTCGCCCCTCAACACTCGAGCGCTTGCTTACCTCGTCGGCATAGGACACCACGCGGCGAAGGTAAGGGTCTTGGTCGTTAACATATTGGGTCAGAATGTTGGGCACTGTGTGAGAGGCCGCCGCCTTCCGAAGCCATCGCTGCCATTGGGCGGGGTCGTAACTCGTGAAGACTTCCATCGCATCGGCTATCGAAGACATGTAATTCTTATTGACAAGATTGTTTCCGATGCCTGCAATCAGCGCCGCCCCGAGTTCGTCCGCTGTCGCTTCGTCAGACTGCGACATGATATTCACGGTGTCTGCGGCGATGCCAAGGATCTGACCGCCGGGATCGAGGCGAGTGTACTGAACCCATGTGCCATCTTTCCCACCGAGGCGCACGGCGTATTCCACATATCCGCGTTGTCGCCATATAGACTTGAGCTTCGGATCTGAAGGCCCGGCGCCTGTAACCACGACGGGCGCATCTTCATCCGCGTCGTACATGGTCGAAGCAGTGCCAAACGCCGTCATCCAAACCATTGCCCCTGTGGTCGCCTTAGCCATAGCCAGGTCGCGCTTAACCGGGTCACTGCCTGACAGGTCTTTATACCAACTAGGGCGTATTGGGAACGCAATGCGTTGGGTCGAATAATCGAGAATGTTGGCTGTCACGCGAACAAATGGCGCGAACAGATACCCAAGGCGAGAAGACCCCACCTTTTGCAGCCCACGTGCATAGTTCTGAATCAAGTCCTCAGTCATCGTGACCTGCCGCGCGAAGCCTTCAGCGTTGGGGTTGCCTGGCGGCATGAAGTTAACAAAATTATCCACGTACTCTGCCCGCTCTCCAGCAGACAGGCCGGAAGCCATTGCTTCACGTTCGCCTGCAGCGCGTAATGCGCCGCGATAAGCCAGTGTCTTAAAGAACTGATCCATCGCCCCGAGGCCGCGAGACGGTGTTCGAAGTGTGCCGCCAGCAAGGTCAATCATTAGGCTGACTGCATCGGTAGCGCGGCCCAGCACGCCCCGCTTCCCTAGCTCAATCGGGTTCATGACATTACGTCCCAGCGTGTGCTGAGATATCGCATTGGCCGTATCGGGGATTGCGTTCATCACATTGGCGCCCGTGATAGCAGGCTGCCTGCCGGTGCTGACTTTTGAGGTAGCGCCGCCCGCGTTGCCCGCGCCTGCCGCCATTGCCTCGGCATCCTTCGTGGACATCTTCCAGATATCGAGCGTGGACATGGGCATCTGATAACCCGTCTGCTGCCCCATCGACTCACCATGCCTAAAAGCAAAGTTAGCCAGACGCCAAGCGTCACCGAGCGCGCCCCAATAAGCCTGCATCATCGCGGATGCTTCACGCATCGCAACCCCTTCCTCCTTACCCGCGAAACCAAACAGCTTGCCCCAGAATCCAGCAACCTGACGCTCTGCAGTAGACATACCCATCGTGACAGCATTGCCGGTCATGTTGACCACCTGCGTGGCTGGGCCTGAAAGCACGTAGTTGAACCACAGTTCTCCAACCATGTCCGTGACGCCACGGCGCGTGGAGTCTCGCGCCATCACGTTCTGCGCTGCGGGGGTGGGTAGTTCCAGAAAAGACTTGGCGAGTTCAACGACGCCTTTGGTGCCGCCCTGGGTATCAAGTAACCCAAGTGCGTCCATCGTTCCCTGAGTGTCTACCGCGGCAGGTTCTTGAGCCGCAGTGGCAGGAGTTGGCTGAGCGGGTGTGGGCGCCGTACTCGGCGCTGCTTCTGGGGGTGTCTCGCGTGCGGCGAGCGGTAGTTCTTCCGGCGTGGTTGGCGCAACAGATGCCGGTGGGGTGTCCACTTCTTTGGCCGCACTGCCATCGGCGAGCGCCATAACATCTGGCGCCGCTTTAATCTTGAACGCATTGAGCGCACGCCCTGCCTCGGCTGCCATGCCGTGCAACTGTAGTTGGATCGCAGCCATTTGAGATAATGACCGGCGGAACTCGACCATCTTATTAACGCCGCCCTCACCAGAGACAACCTCGCGCGCTAATGCCGCCGTCTTATCCCTCGCAGACGCCAGCACGAACCGGGTCGCGGTGATAATCTCAGCGTTGACAGCTTCGCCATCTTGTCGGCGCAGCATGAAGCCCTCGTCAGCGCGGAACCGTTCCCGCGCCGCATCCAGTGTCACCTGATGACTGCGCTTGCCCCGGCGGGCAATGTCAACCTCGGGCTTCAGTGCTTCAGCAACCGAGTGGATAAGCGAGTTAACTTCCTCGGGTGCCTCAAGGTTGTCCAGATTGATATTGACGGCGTACTTCGGCAATGGGCCTTGATGCCCGATTGATGACAGTGTTCGGGTCTGAGCGGCCAGTGCCTCAGGATCTGCCGCCTTCACCGTGGCTGTCGCGCTCTCATCCAGAATACCTTTGAGTAATCCCCTGAACGCGCCAGCGGTCGCCAGGTCGACTTTATTGCCGCCCTTAGTGAACCCACCCTCGAACGGGCTTTCGGGCTGCGCAGCGGGCTGGTTGGCGTCGTCAGGCGTATACCCGACCGCGCCCGATGCCGGCGCAAGCGGCGCGGGGGCGACAGGCGCAAGCGGCTCAGCGGCCATCAGGTCACCTCATCCAGCATGTCGATCGAATCCAGCATTTCCATCACCTCAAGCATGTCCGCCAAGTCCGACTCATCCATGCTCGTCGATTCGAACTGAAACTCAGGCGCCTTGAGTCGCCGCCGGCGCAGCTTGCGCTTCGGCTCCTTCGAGAGGAGAACCCCCTCATCGGCACCGGTGATGTAATAACCAGCAGCGGCCACCTAAAAACCCTCTTTCACTTTACCACCACCCGAGTCATCCGCCCGTCAGCATCGCGTTCTGCGACCTTAACGCGGCGAGTCTTTCCACCTTCGGTGACGTCTACATCTGAGGCGCGACCATCTTCGCCACGCGCTCGCGTGACACGCCCGCCTTGTCTTCGAGGCGATCGGTTATTTCGCCAAACTCGACTTCTTGCCGTTTTAACTCTTTGGCGAAGGTTTTGCGGGTCGCGGTGAAATTATCATGTAGTCCGCGTCGTCTTGCGCGGATTTTGGCCATTCGTCCCACTCTGCCTTTCGGAAGCGTCCCGTCCGGTTTGGGCTTGAGGCCGAGGCCGGATGGGTCGCCTGTTTTGAGGTAGGCCCGGAGTTGTTTTCTTGAGGCATTGGTCGCCACCTGCTGCAGTTGGTCCACAGCCTCGGTGTCAATGTCCCGAAGCGCCTGGTTGAGTATATCAGTTGCCGACCGGGTCTTCTCTTCGCCGGTTGCGTCCTTGACGGGATTGCCATCAAGGTCGGTCACTGGGTTCCCGTCCCTGAAAACAGGCACACTTTCAAAGTCCCTGGCGGAAACAATGCCCGTCATTTCCGGCGGCAGTTGTTCTAGCGCGGCCTCTACGTCTTCAAAGGTGATGCCAACGGGTGCCCCATCCGGCCCGAAGCTTGGCGCAATATCAAACTGCGTCCCATTCGGCAGGTCTTTCACCGACACCTCGAAGTCGCCCCCCAACGCATCCGACACCGTTTTGACAGCGGCGTCGTCCATGTCCATCGGAAAAAATGTTGAGTAGGTGCGGGTATTGCCCTCAGGGACAGGGGCGTCGTGCCTGGTTTTTTTGAAAACCGAAGCCGGCGCTAAGTCCTGGTCGAGACCCTCGGTATAGAACGCAAGAAAAATTTCCTTTTCTTCCTTTGTCGCATCCATTAACGGGATACGCATGTTCGCGTTCACGTTCCCTTGCCACGTTCCACGCCCGTAATCTATCCGCGTGATTCTTTCGCTAGCACCAGGCACACCCCTGAACGCGCGAATGCTTCTGGCCGCGCTAAGCGCGTTACTCGCAACAGACGGTGCCTGGGTTGTTTTTGGTTTTCCTTTTTCATCAAGAACGGGTTTGCCGTCTTTATCGAGAACCGGGGTCTTGGTCTGTGTCGACAGATTCTTCATTGTTCGCCGAATGCTGGCGTTTACAGCCTCGACCGTTTTATCGTCCCAGTGCTCGCGCATACCGAGAAGACGCGCAGTCTGCGGCGAGTTCTCAGACATTGCCTCCACCGTCGCAATATGCGAAGCCTCGAACTTCTCCGTTGTCGAGTCGATCACGCGCTGCACGTCTTCGCGCATAAGCACAGCTTTCGTCAAAGGCTGTCCATATTCAAAGTCCGGCAAGGCGTCTGCAATTTCGTTTGTGATCCGCTCAAGCGACTGCATGTAGTCGTCGCTGGTGTTGCTCCCCTTCACGTCACGTATGCGCTCCTCGACCCATCCCAGCGCTTGTAGTTGCCACGACTCGTAAGGTTGCACGCCTTTCGGGAGCCTCTCGTTTAGGGCGTCACGCAAGTTGATATAGAACAACGAAATAGGCTCGTACACAGCTTGGTTGCCGAACAGTTCCTCAGGGGTTATGCCGAAGGTCTTGGCGACCTGTCTATCGTTGGTCGACAGTGGCGGGTCAAGCCGCATCCCAGCCAAGTATTCGAACGTGCCGTTAAAGTTATGCACCTTGTTGGTTTTTGAGTCGATGCCGAAAATTGCGCTGCGCACACCGTCACCCTTCCCCCCCATTGATGTAGACAGCGCGGTGGTGACAGGTCGATCGGCTAAGATGTGCCCCATTACAGAAAGCGCGCGGCGCATGTTGTCGTAGGGGTTCGCTTGAGGTGATGTGGCAGCGACCAAACTGAAGAACGTCTCGAGTTCTGCTGGCGTAAAGTCGCTAAGAACTTCGTGCATCGCCTCGGTAGAAACCTCGTACCAGTACCTTGCTTGATTTGGAAGTCTGAGCGCACTTTCCCAAAATTCTATATCGCGCGGCTCGGCGCCCAAGTCAACAACAAGCTCCCCCGCTTGCAGGTTCTTGGAATCGTCTACTGATTTTCTCCAGACTGCCGTCAGGTCGTCTTGAGTCATGCCGAGCACCCCGTCGCCTTCTTCCTCCAGGTCTAGATCCTTGAACACCCCCCCTTTGGCGGTACGCACCGGGCCAGGCTTCAACATCGTCTTGGGCGTTGAAACCCTCTTTTCGGGGGGTATCGACTCGCGCAACTCCTCCACGCTAAATCCTTTCACCGTCCCGAGCTTGCCGGCAGCAGCTGCTTTCTCGGCAGCGGAGAGAACGGCTTCGCGATCTTCCGGGGCAACGCCCTTCATGACGTCGCTAAATTCTGCTGCGTCACCATGACGACGCATACGCGCGGCAATAACCTTGACAGCCTTCCACGCGTTTTCCGTATCTGAAGGAGGAAGCGGCGGCACGCCCGCGGAACCGCGCTGCTTTTGCCGAGGGGTCTTCGCCATACTGCGAAGGGCAGTCTCCTCAAGCTCGGCCCACTCGTACTCACGCAAGGCACGTAGTGATTTCGCTGTCGCTATATACGCATTAGCTGCAAACTCTTTCGCCTTCGGCGCCAAGTTGGTTACCACGTCATGCACCACGGTGTCTTTCATCGCGGCGCTGCCACCACGCAACAGTCCCTCAAACGCGACACCCAGTGGCATTGCGGTCAGCGCTGCGTTCACCCGGTTGCGTAGCGCGGTCAATGCTGTGCCGTCGTCATCCTTCGAAGCCCAGTAGTTGAGCAGCTCGCGTTCGTAACCAAACTCCTTGGCAATGTCGACCATATTGACTTCAGCATGGTCGAAGAAAAGCGCGTCGACGGGCAGTGACGCGACAGCCCCGCCTATCATCGCCCGCCCTGCGTTTACCCACTTGCTCGCGCCGTCCACTGCGGCGAAAACACCGTGCGCTTTCATCGCCTTGCTAACCGCGGAGAACGGACCAACAAACTGCGCAATGTTCTTGACCATGCTCTCCGCAGCGTTCAGGTCTTCGGGCAACATGCCCTGCGCCCACTCGGGCAGGTCGCCGGTCGGTTTGGTCAGGTTGAAGTCAGAGTCCCAGTCACCGGTCATCCCCATCAGCACAGCGAAGTGGGGTAGCTCGAAGTTCTCAACGCCGAGTTGAGCAATCTCGAAAGCGGCCTTTCTGAACTCAGTCACCGACTGCCCCACCCCGGAGGCAACCACCCCAGGCAATCGGCTAACGTCGACATCCCACGGTGAGCGCTCTGCACCGCCTATCGGTGCAGTGCCCTCGTCTGCTGGCCCGCTCGATGAATCCTCGGCCTCAGCAAGCGTGCGTGGGGTGATATGAATGACAATCTCATTCTCGGGCACCTGCCCGGTACGGGCCGCTGCTGCTCGCTGATAGGCTGCGTTGTACTCGTCCGCCGACATAGCCTCGACCTGCTGACGCAACATTTGCCCGCCCGGCGTTTGCATGTCGAGCCGTTCTCTATAGGCGCTGGCGAGTGCTTCGGTCATGGCTGTCGATTCGGCTGCTGGTTGTGCAATTCTATTTCGAAGTTTAGTTCATCAATGCTGTTTATGCGCCCATCTCTCAGGGCATTGATTGCTGCGTCAGGCGTCAAAAACCGAGTTGGGACGGGTTTGGGCTTAACGCCCTTTGCTTGGAAGCGTTCCAATACTTCCATCATCACATTTTGCGGAACGGCGCTTTGGTTCTCCTTCATCCGGATATAGAACTCGTACAGCGCCGCTTTTGCATTTGCCGCAGTCGCGGATGAATCAGAACCCCCGAGGATTGACCCCGGCGTGTATCCCAGTTGACTCTGCAAGTAGTCCGCCGCCTGCTTGTAGTCCTCGGTCTGGGTGAAAGCGGACCCTTCTCGGGTCAGTGCAAGCAGTGTCTCAGCCTCGGCGGTATTGATGCCGCCTACACCGCGTTTGGAATCCAAGATCATGCCGGGCGTCAGCGTGCCCCCCCACACGCGCATCTTGAGGTTGTTAACCGCCTGCCGGTTCCCCGGCCCACCCGCTTCAGCGACAACAGCAGCCCGGTCATACAGCGTCTTAAACTGCGTGCCGCTTATCTTGTTGTCCTCCAGCGCCTGTGTCAGCGTGCCGAAATTAGCGTCGCCCTGGTCAACAGCCGCATACAATCGCCCATAATTCAGGTCGTGTAGATCCGTCACGGTACGCTCATCCGCTGCCGTAGCCCGGCGCCGCTCAGCCTCATCCTGCTTGCGCATCGCTTCCGATCGCTTCTCAGCCCTCAGAATCAAGTCTGCGCGCTTGTCTGAACTCATCGATGCCAGTGCTTCGTCGGCAGTGTTATATAGCCGCTCGAGCACGCCATCTGGATCTTGGTACGTCATCAGGGAAAACTGGTCTTCAATGACGCCATCCGTGAAGGCGCGTATCTTTTTCTCAGCGTCGAGCGGGGATATCACGCCCGCTGCCGCGTTCCCGGCAATTATCTCGAATGCCTGTCCCTGCAGCCGTTGCCGCTCGACTGGGTCCGTTGTCCCGGCAATTTCAATGCGGCGCTCTGACATTTGCGCCTCAAGCATGCCGCGAGACCAATCAATCTGCTGCGTTATTTTTGCCTTCTGAGCTTCTATCGAAGCCTGCGCGCCGAAGGTATTAATCTCCTGCGCCATGGCGGCCTGCGCCAGCGGGTCTTCAATCCCCTTCATGGCTTGCTCAGTCAGCTTGCCATACGCGTGCGCCGCATCACTCTCCAGCGAATCCCACTGTGCTGCATCACGCGACCGATCGGCGAAGTAAGAACCGTATTGCTGGCGCAATGCCAGCGAGCGGGAAGACACCAGCGCCGTGCGTGCAGCCGCTTGAGAGCGCTCCGCCAGTTCCATTGTCGCCTGACTTGCTGCACCAATTGCTTTAGCACTTGCCGCTTTCGATGTGCCGGCGCCGGATACGACAATGCCGCCGGCCGTCGCGGGTTGGGTTGCCTGGCGCTGGTACTGTTGGATCTTCAAGCGGTCGCCTCTTTTTCTACCTTCTCGGTATCAGATGACGTCCACGGTGTCGGGAAGTAGACCCGCCCGGATGCATTGAGCAAGGTGCTCCCCAGGTTACCGATAGCGTTCGTGCGCGTCGCGGCGCCCGATTGGTAGGCCTGCCACTCGGCGAGCGACCCTTTATTGAGCCGAGAGGTCGCTTCCGCTTTCCCTTCACTGAATAGGGCGCGCTGGTCAAGATTCTGGCGATAAGTGATATCGTTCAGGACTTCCATAGCCGAACCCTGCAGCGCCACACCAGACTTGGCATAGTTCGCGGTCTGGGCACCCGTGAACAGGTTCTGTTCATGGTAGAGAATGTCGGCACGGTCTTGGTATGAGCGCCATACGGCGACCGCTTCAGCCTCGAAGGTTGCCCGGTTGAACTGCCCTTCATCCTCAATCTGGTTGGCCGCTTCGAAGGACTTAACCGTCGACAGTAAAGACAATCCGGTCGATATCCACGGGGCTGCATTGCGGAATAGCGTGCCGACAGTGGAGAGAAAACCGCTCATAAATCCTCGACCTGCAAGGTGCCTGCTACAGATAATAGCGTTAACGGCAAGGGTCTGGTTTGCGCGAAGGTGATTTGCCCTTCTTCGTCCCAGCCATTGACCTGCACCTCACGCCACCCTGTATACGGGTCGATCGCCGTATCCATCAAGTCAGCAGTCGACCGGATAGCCAGGTCGATGCCGTTGATTTGCATGCCAAGGGATTCGAATAGCCGGGCCTTCACGCGCCCCCATGACTTGGCTCGTCCCTGGGTCGTGCCGTCTCGTGCGCCGGTTATCGCCGGAAGCAGCTGCAGTGTGGACGTGTAACCCAGCCCCACAGATGCTTTGGTCACCGATGAGGCCAGCGTGATCGAACCCGAAGCCACAACAGCATCGGGCATTTCTGCCCCGTCGCCGAGCACCTGTACTGTCTCGCCTTCCAGATGGTCGAGGCCGCTCAATGTGGTGGTTGCTACGCCATCGTACTGCAGCCCGGCATCCACGAAGAAGGCGTCTGTAACATCGACCGCGCTATCCCCGTTATCGAAGTATTGCTCAAGGTATTCGACGTATCTGACCGTGGCACCGTTCACCGTGCGCTTGGCGATGACCCATACTTGGTCGTACCCTTCAGTGCCTGAGGTTGCCGGTATGACCGCGACGGACTCAATGGTCCCGTTCGTGGGCAGCGTATTCCAAGCAACAATTTCCTGCTCTCGGTCGTAAGTACACGAGGCCAGCGTGCCATCTGCGCGCACGGCATAGAGAATCGCGTCTGGTTCCTCGGCGTAATCCAGCTGGACGATGCCAGAGCGCGTAATGTGCTCAGCCAATAGCGTCATATCTGGCGCCCGGTAACTCTCGTCGCGGAAGTCAAAGGACAATTCTCGCAGCTTCCGGCGCGATCGAGACACGAAGAGCAGGATATTGGATATCGCCACAGGCTGAATGTAAGCGCTGCCATGCGACGCTTGGGGCAATATCCTCACGTTGCTAGGGGTTAGGGGAACATTAGCGTCCCCTGCCGTGAACGTGCCGCCTGAGGTGCCAATAAACAGCAATTTATGCCCCTGCAGCCATTGGATGGTGTTCTGGTTCTTACGCGCCACGCCCATGGTGTAGTTGACCGCATCGTCGTCGGCAGTGCCCGGCGTGTGGTCGTTGTAAGCGCTGACAGCAGAACCCCACAGCGTCTGTGGCTGGAAGTCTGTGCCGCCGAAGTACAGCCGCTCTTCGAAGAAACTCACTGCCCTGGGAAACCCGCGATATGAAGACCATGCGCCCTCGCGCCAGGTTGTCGTCGCTGTGGACGCTGATAGCGTATCCAGCACAGTGGCGTCGACGGACGTAGCTGAGTTGTAAGCGGTCACTTGCACGTAGCCGCTATGCAGCTGGAAGTAGGCGCCCGGCTCAGTGCCGACCGGTGCATGCCCCACATTGAAAAAGCTAGTGCTTGCCACGATCGTGATATTGCCCGTGGTGCCGCTGGGATTGAGCGTCGTCGCGGTGTCATTGGCGTCGAGGTATGGCCCGTCAATCGGGACGTAATTGGAGAGCGTCCATGCAGTGTCGCCGGTGCGCGACAGCTTGCGCGGCCAATAGTTCGCGCTCGTCAGATACATCACATCGGAAGCCTGTGCGTACTGAATGTCGAACAGATCGGCCTCAAGGTAAGGCGTGGCTATCTCGTAGGGGGTGTCAGGTGCTGTAACTATCTGCCCGTTGTCGCGAAATACGCGCATGAACAGATCCGCGAACTCGAGCACGTAGGCGACCGACACGCTGTGCTCGAACGGCAGCAGGCGTGAGACTTCGTCCGAATCCTTGACCGAGGCCACGTAGTGGAACCCAGCCCGGCGACGGGCGCCACCATGCGGCAGTATCTCGAAATTGGAGAGCGTCGCGCATCCTGAGCGGTAGCGCTCAATATCTTCCCGGCCCAGCAGGCGGGGGGATATCTCGCCACCGGTAAAGTTCGTGTGAACCGGAACGACTCGCGCCATTGCCGACTCCTTAGTATCGGTTACCCGACAAGTGGGGATAATACCCGAAGCGGGCGTCTAGTATCTCGTCGCTACGGATTTCGTCCGGGGTGCCTTCCTGCGTATCCACCTGCCGCGCATCGGCGAGCAAGTTCATATACAGGCCGTGCATGTTGGTGAACATGGTCGAAGACTTGGTGATCGGATAGGCAATCAGCGAAGCCAGCTTGGCCGACAGCGTCATCTTCGCGTGCGGAGACCATTCGTTAATGCTCTCAATCCGCTGAATGTAGGTGATGTAGACCGAGTTGTGGTTGGCATACAGCCACTTGCCCTCAACGCGATAAGGCTCGCCGTTCTTGGTGTCCATCACACGCAGGCAGAAGTCGTTATCCCCCCGGGGCAGAGAGAATCCGTAAGTCCATTCATAAACCGGATAGCCTTCGGAGCCTGCCGCGAGCGGTGCCCCTAAATCCGTGCGACGAACCGCGAAGTTCCAAGGGTATGCGGCCAGGCATTCATCCCGCGCCTGGTCGAAGTAGGCGTCGCAGAAACGGGAATCGGAGACCGCGACGATGCTCTCAGCACCCAAAAGGTTGAGAGCACCGTTACAAATCGCGACTTCCGAGGACCAGGTAGTCACGCGATTACTGGTTCGTGGTGTACCAGGCTCGCAGGCTTACCGTTCCGCCGGTTGTAGCAGCCACGGTAGTGGTGATGACCACGTCGTAACCCCGATTTGAGTCGGCAGACAAGCCGAGCGCAGACCAGAGTTCCTTTTCGACGTCTTCAATCCCCACTACCGCCGACTCGTGCATGATGCTTGAGTCAGTCAGGGCTGCAGCATCGAGGTCGACAGCAGAACCGAACAGGTCCGCGTCAACCACCGCACCACCATTATTGGTGGTTTGGTAGATGCCCACATTGGCGATGGCGGCAACAATGCCTACATCGCAGCTAATCTCAACCCGGTGAACAATCGCGTTCGAGGGGATCTCGAACATGCGATAAGTCGAACCGGCGTCAAAGACGCCAATCTCCACCGTGCCCACGGCAATTTTGGCAGTACCAGCCGCCAAGTTCCCCGCGCTAAACGCAATCGGGATCGCATCACGGTTGGTGATCGTCCCGGACAATACTTCTTCTATAGCCATATCAGCCTACTCCTTGAGGTCTTCCGACCTTACGATTCGACGCAGGCGATCTCGACGAGTTGTTCGTCTTCGATTCGCGTTGCGGCCAGTGAAGCACACACGTACACCTGTGTGGCGTTGCGCTTGTCCCGGCGTGGGCCAATGTCGACCATGAGTTCCTGACCCATGCCCAACCCGATAGCAGCCTGCGTGTAACACAGGACGAGGCGATTGGTGCCGTCCGTATCCAGCCGCTGTGTGCGGATGAAGTTGAAACCGAGGAAGGTATCAACCTGGCCGGACGCCAACGCCTTGATGGTGTTGTAATCGGCTGATTGAATCTCCGTCACGTTCAGCAAGTTAGTGATCTGGGCCGCTGTAACAAGGCAGAAACGCGGAATTTCTGGGTCCACGTCGCTCGCGTCAATGATTTCCTTGGCTTCGAGCAGCTTATCCAAATCCAGCCCCGTGCTGTTATGCGCAATCTTCTGCGCGGCGGGCAGTGCGGTAACCGTGCCACCGGACTGTCCCTCATACGAGTTGCCGCTGGCTGCATCGATGATCACGTCATCGACGGCGCGCCCAATAGCCCATGCCCCGTTGACCGCATAGCGGTTGGTTGGGTCATAGATGGTGCGGATGCGATCGACGGAATCGATGAGGTCGGCCCAATCCCAATCAGTCATTTCAGCACGGCGACGTGAGTGCGGTGTGTCTGTGAGTGGGGTATCTGCGTGGCGGGTCGTGACCTGCGAGGCAGAAGTGGCGCCGATGCGGTCGTAGTAACACGTCCGCCCGATGATATCGCCGTCATTGCGTACAGTGCCCATCAAGCGCGAGCCTTTTTGCTGCGCCAGCATGATGACATTGTCGCGGTACGCTTCGACGTGTGCGACGGATACTTCTGTTGACATGGATCTGTCCTCCGAAAGTTAAAACAACTTTTTGAAGGACTACCCGCTCGAACCGGACCCGTCTGCGATTAAAGGTCGCTGGCCTTCGGTGCTTTCACCGTGTCACCCGGACCCTTGCGGACTCCCCGAGAAGTGTCGCCACACCGGAACGTGGGGGTATCCGGTGGGCGACTGCAGGGCAAACTGCTTTCTTCAGAACTGAGACTAGCTCAAGCGGCGTGCCGCTTCAAGGCCTCAAGTTCGTTGTAGAGCGAATCAATCTTCGCCATCGCATCACCGTGACGTGGGTCTGAAGCATGGTGCATCGGGTGGTCTTTGTTCCCGCGCATCTCGTTCAGCGTCGCCCGGATTTGCTCTGAGGTCTTGGTCAGGCTCGACGGCGTGACCCCTGTGTCGATGATTTGGTCTTCGCTGAGGTTGGACGCGATGGTGTGCAGTATCCGCGCCATAGCGGGGGAATTAGACAGCCCGGTCGCATCCAACTCCTGTGCCGCAAGCGCTGCACCTTCCTCGCCGCCAAACACCTTGAGCACGTGCCCAGCCATCACCATGCGCTGGTCATAGTCCTGCCCCCAGTCCTCGCGGAGCTTGGAGGCCATCGTGTCCCGCTGATTGATAGCCGTTGCGACGTTCGCGCGCGCATCTTCAATCATGTCTGAGTACAACACCTGGGCCTGCGTGTTTGTCAGGTTCGCTTTGTGGGAGATATTGCTAATCCACTCGCGGGTCTTTTTGTCAGCCTCGGTCCAAGTCGCTTTGTCGGAATCTGAGCCTGCATCCAGAGCGGGCAAATCACCGTATGCGTAGCCGTCTGGTGCTTCTGGTCGGCCCAATGCGCCGTAAAATCTTGAGACTTCTTCGGCGCTTTCGCCATCAGGAAGCCGCACCAGTCGTGGTACTTTCTCAAGCAGCCGGCTGTCAAACTCGGCAACCTGTTCGGCGCCAGCGTCCGGCCCTGGGATACGGATACTTGAACCGACCGCTGATTGCGCATCTGCCCAATTCTGCACCAAGCCTTCGACCGAATCGATACCGGCACCCTCAACGGCACCGCGCAGGTGCTCGGGTAACGCGTCCAGAAATTCACTCATGATTCATCGCCTCTCAATAATTCCTCGGCCAACTCCCGTAAAGCCAGCACCACAGAGCGCTGACCCTCGACGTAATACGCGCGGTAGGGGTGGTCGATGGTTGCAACCGCTTCCTCTACCTGTGGAGAGGTGCGGTCGTGGTATGCGCGGATTAAGTCCTCAAGGACAACCCGTGCGGAATCGGTACTGAGGACGTCGCGGTAGGCTGAGCGTGTCGCCTCGCGGATGCTCCCCGGCGCTTCGCCTTCGAGGCGCGCAAGGGCGTGCTCTCGGGCGGCTGATGTTTCTCGGTCGTCAGCCGCCATCGGTTAGGCCGCCGCTCCCTGAACCTTGCCCGCCATATCAGCCGCAAGCGCCGCATCCTGCCGTTCCTGCTGTGCAGCCATGGCTTCCTGCTGCTGCTGCTGCATCGCTGCAATCTCATCGTCATCACGTAGCCCGTCAGCCGGGAAGCCGTGCAAGCGAGCCAGTATCTTGACCGCCTCATCGGGGTTGAGCCTCATCGTAGCCGCGTTGCTCTGGGTCATCTGGTCGAGGCCTGCCGCCGCAGCGAACGTGCGCTCGATGGCTGCAATCTCGGGCTGCTTCTGCGCGCGTGCCAGTGGCCCCTGGTATTCAATGTCGATTTCTTCTTCCATCATTTCCTGAGGCGGCTCGGGTAGCTGCCCCGTCCGCATCATCAAGCCGAAAGTCCGCTCAACGCCGGGATTCAATAGCTCGGTCATCACCCGGCCAAGCGTCGGCCCAAGCAGGCGCTCCATCAGTTCCCACCGGATCTGGGTTTCGGTAGCGGTCATCGGCGTGCCCTGTGGGGGCGGCATGCGCAGATGGTCGGCATAGAACACGCTACGGATTTGGCTCTTGAGTTCCTGCACGTCGAAGATGCCCAAGTCCATACGCGAGCCACTGGTCAGGTAATCGACCTCGGCGCCTTTGCGCTTGTAGGTAATCCCGTTGGGCGTGGTCCGCACGCTACCAATCACGCCTCGGTCTTCGATAATCAGAGGCGGGTCCAAGTCCTTAGCAGCGGCCCGGTGAATCATCCGCTTGGCAGCATTCAGTGAGCGAACGTCAGGCATCGAGGTGGAGCCTGGTCCGCGCCCCCAGCCTGCGTCATCTGAAGTCACGCGCCATCGCGCAATTGACACTGGCATTTCTTCATAGCCGCCTTCGGCCATAATCACACGGTCATCGACGTTCACGTACACCGATTCGATCGGCATGTTCTGAAAGCCTGGCTTGCCCGGCGTGTACTTCTCGCGCGGCGCAATACAGTGGATGACTTCAATCTCACGCTGTGAAGCCTGCGCATCCGCAGTCGATGACATGGCCGCAGTGACTATGTCACCGAGCTCTTTCTTGCCCGGGTGGCGGCTGAAGCGATTAAACACCTGCTCAGCGGTCATCTTAAACTTGCGGTAGATAGCATTGGCCCGACCATCAATGCCGACCGTGAACACGTAGTCCTTGATAGGCCAGCACTGATAATGCAGTCGCCCGTTCAGCATTTCGGCATACGGTGCCGCAGTCCCGAAGCCGACAAGGTCAAGGTAAACCTCATCCATCGCCAGGTAGAAATTGGAGGTGCTCATCGCGCCCAACATCAGGTCGCGCACTTCCTGGCACCAATCGACTACTTTTTTCATTTGCCGCAGCTGTGGATTCTTGGTGACCAACTGGAACCAGACCGAGGCTTGAGGGGTGAGTGTCGCGGCCAGATTACCGGCCAGAATCTCAGCCGCTTCTACCGCCGTCGAGTCATAGCGCACGGTGCCGCGTCGCTGCCCCGGTGACTCCCAGCGCTGCACGTTCGACCGGTCGGGCAACACGTAGTCGACAATTTCTTGGAACTCCGTCGCCAGCGTGCGCTTGGTCGTGTCGAGGTAATTGTGCATCTCGATGATCTCATGAACCTTGGACACTAGAACGCTCCTGCTGTGGAACCTGCGCCGAACAATGTCGGCACTTGCACGTTGCCGGTCAGGCCTGTGCCCCATGTGAGATTGGTGTCGGTGTACTTGCGCTGCTTGCGGATATCGATAGCTGCAGCCAGTGGCTCAGATGGCTTGAAGACTTCGTCCGTGTCGGGGAAGCCCAGTACCTTAGGTGCGGACACCGGCGTGGGTGCAGCTGAAACCTTCGGATCGAGAGCGGCCTTAGCACCTAACAAAGACACGCCAACTGAGCCGATCATCGCAACCTTTGCCAGATTGTCGAGGGTTAAGGCCTTGCCTACCTTCTGCACTGCAGCGCTGACGCCACCGCCTGCAGCCTTACTCCCGAAACTATTAAATATCTTGGCTGACGGACTGGTGGCGGCAGCCTTACTTTTTACACTGGGGCTAGCTGCAGCGCCGGCGATGCCAATACCAGATCCGGCAAAGCTCGACGCAGAGAGCGAACTCGGTGTTTTCCATGCCGCGCCTGCCGTCACATCTGCCCCGTAGGAAAAGCCACCACCCGAAGCAGCCCCACCGCTCGAGCCCGTCCCAGCAAGAGACCCTGACCACTGCGTCTTGGCGTAAGCCGAAAACTTCGCGCCTGCGTAGGTGGAAGCCCCCGCGATTGCGATATCACCAAAACTGTTGCGCCCATCTACCGCCGTAAGTCCTGAGGCAACCGCCGCGCCCAGCGCCGGGTTGACTGCGGAAGCAACAACAACAGCCGCTATCTTCCCAATCTTAAAGAACGGGCTGTCAAAAATAGACGTCTTAGTTTGCTGCTGCCGGCCTGCTTCACGGAACGCGTAGTCCAGAGAATTGAGTGCGGTGATAGCGTTCAGCCCGGTCGTTTTGCCGGTCTTGCCCCACTCTGCGAGCTTCGTGCCTTGGTCACCGGTG